TTTGATTGGAATCACAATCATCCAATCATACGCAGAATGAGAAATTTGATCATGCGTAATTTGGAAAATGCCTACTACGGCAAGCCATTTAAGACCACAAACCACTTGACATACTGATAATTACACTGTACAATATACACTTGTACAGTTAATCATTGGAGTTAAAATGAGTGTTTGCGCAAGTCATATCTGGGCTTTAGAAAGTCATCCAAGTCGTTTGAACAAAGAAGCAATTATTGAAGCTATTGCCCAAGAAGGAAATGACGAATTCTTTCACGGTTGTCGTCTTGCACTTGATCCAATGATTACGTTTGGACTTAAACAAATTCCGGAGAAAACAGATGAAGATGGCCCTGGCTTACCTTGGGATAGTTTTACTCTCGCTCTTACTGGCCTTGTTACTCGCAATGTCACCGGCAATACAGCACGTGATATGATTCAGGCCATGATGAAGTCAGCTACCAAAAAAGAATGGAATGGTTGGTATCGTAGAATTTTAATCAAAGACTTGCGCTGTGGTGTAAGCGAAAAAACAATTAACAAAGTAGTGGAGAAGAAATATGCTGACTATGCTATTCCCGTATTTGGTTGTCAGCTTGCTCATGATAGTGCTAATCATGAAACTAAAGTCGCCGGCAAGAAACTTATCGAAGTTAAACTTGACGGTGTCCGTGTTATCACTATCGTTCGTGCTGATGGTCGGGTGGACATGTTCAGTCGCAATGGTAAAGAACTTGCTAATTTCCCTCACATAGCACAACAAATTTCAAACGTGGTCCAACTAAAAGGCTCCAGTAAAAGTATGGACTTAGTGCTAGATGGAGAAATTATGTCTAGTAGTTTTCAAGATTTGATGAAGCAAGTACACCGTAAGGACAATATAGAAGCAGGAGATGCCGTGCTTAACTTGTTTGATGTGTTGCCATTAGAAGATTTTGAGAAAGGTATCTACAACAAAGATCAAACTACTCGCAGTAGCATGGTTAAGTTTTGGGTTGAGCAGAATCAAGACATGTTGCCTAATGTAACTTATGTTGCCAACGAACTTGTTGATTTGGAAACACCAGAAGGATATGCAAGATTTAAAGAAATTAATCAACAAGCTGTACTTGGTGGGTACGAAGGCATTATGATTAAAGATCCAGAAGCTCCTTATGAATGTAAACGTAGTGTTGCATGGCTGAAGTTGAAGCCTTTCATTGAAGTATCATTGGAGGTTGTAAATGTTGAAGAAGGTACAGGAAAAAATATTGGTAAACTTGGTGCATTTGTGTGCGAAGGTGTTGATGACGGTAAAGCAATACGTGTCAACGTTGGATCCGGTTTTACTGATAGTAATCGTGATGATTATTGGAATAACCGTGCAAACGTGCTTGGAAACATTGTCGAAGTAAGAGCGGATGCTATTACACAAAACCAAGACGGTACATATAGTTTACGTTTTCCAAGATTTAAGGGTTTTAGAGGTTTTGAAATTGGAGAAAAGTTATGACAGCAATTACTAGTGTTACAGCACAAAATCTCAAATTGTATCAGCAATCTGAAATTAGAAAAATAGACAAGCGTCACGAAGAATTAGTTTTAGAAGAACGACGAATCAAGTACGACAAAGAAGTTAACGAACAAAAGCGCATTGAGATGGCACGACGAATGAACTGTGCCGTAGGACAAAATATAGACAGGATGGCCTGAATGCAAATAACTAGCAAAACAACCAATATTAGAACTATACGACAAAGTGATCCTAAGTTTACACTAACTGATGGATTTGTAACTTGTCCAAGAGCAGGATTTGAAATAAGTAATCGCTGTCCAGAAAATTATAAAGATCTTATTTTAGAATGTATTAATCATGGTTGGATTAAACCAGTGGCCCATGTATATGGAAAAGAACTAACAATGGATGCAATGAGATGACAAACCCTTTTAGAGATCAAGAAAAATTTATGCGGGCCTGCGATCAGACAGTAGGCACACACAACGAAGATCAATACAAATTGTATCTTAATTTAATTAAAGAAGAAATGGAAGAGCATAGTGTTGCATTTGCAACTCGCGATGCTGTAGAAGAATTAGATGCACTTATTGATATTTTAGTCGTTACTATTGGTGCTATACATAGTGCGGGTTTTGATGCCGAAGGTGCTTGGAAAGAAGTTATGAAAACAAATTTTGCCAAGATTGATAAAGATACTGGTAAAGTTCGTAAACGTGAGGACGGTAAGGTATTAAAACCTGTAGGCTGGACTCCGCCTGATTTAAAATCGTTTGTTAAATGATGTTTTGGTTTAAGTCTAATACTATTAATGTAGACTGCTTTACCGGCAGACAGTATGTTCACGACTTTTATCCGATTGATAATACTAACAAATTTTTCCCCGATTGGTGGAAGGTGTTGGATAAAAGCTATCCAGATGAGTCGGGTATATTCCCACAGTCAACTATTAAAGGTTGTACAGGATTTAATCAGTTTTTTAACAACGGAATTACCATTCCTTTATGGAGTGAGATGGCGATTGGATTGACGGTTAATCGCCAGTTTGGTTTACAGTTTGCTGATGGTATATCAGCCGCTGGCCATCATGCCTTTAGACAGATGGAAGGCTATTTAAACCCGAATGAATATTCACATTTAAAAATTCAAACTCCGTGGTTAATTGAATGCAAGGAAAATATCAACTGGATGTGGGTTCAGAATACATGGGGATTTAGAAATCCGGGAAATTTTATCATACCCCCAGGTGTAGTTAATTACAAATATAATTCCACAACTGATATTAACATGTTTTTTAGTTTTCAAAATCTTCGAGAAAATCTTTTGATTAAAGAAGGAACTCCTATGGTTAATATTGTACCAATGGATGATAGGAGTGTAAAAGTACATGTGCATAAACTCAGCGAAGAAGAGTTTATGAACAAAAGAGAGCGTTTAATTCCTACGTCGTTTCTTAATAAGTACGGAACGACAAAGAATCTCATAAACAAATACGAAAGTAAATGCCCGTTTGGGTTTAAAAAATAAAATGGCACATCACACTAACTACTGGAGTTGTACTCCTTTCGCAGACTGGATCCGAGGTACTAAGAAATTGAGTGCAGGAACAGCCGAAGAATGGGACGACTGGACAACCACAGCTCAAATGAAACACAATTTCCGTTACTGGCTAGCAGAAGAAGGGCTCGGCCATCTACAAGATTTTGTAACTTGGCCTGTAAGGAAACTCTATGATATCAAGTATTATATTAATAATCGGTGGGTTACTCGGACTCATAGTCTTACTGCTCATGTTCGCGATATTCGTCCTGGCAACTGGTGCGATGTTGGGAATCGATTCTTGCCATGTTTGTTTAATGAACTTGTTGACTTTGTTGAAGTAGAACAAGCATGGAGTCACATTGCCTGGGGTGATGAAAAAGATAAAGCCAAATATAATGCACCATTCTGGGCCACAGGTTGGTTCCGCTGGCGTACATGGCGTTGTCCGCAAGCAGGCCTTGATCACTTAGACTGGGCCATGACACTAACTAATAACGACTGGTGTGGGCCCGAACATCCTGACTATGGCAAACCAACTGGTCAAGCACTACGTGCCAAGGAAATCAAAGAACTTTACAATTGGTGGACTGTGACCTATCGTAACCGACCCGATCCATACGAAGCCAGTGGTTGGACTGCGGCCTGTGAAGCAAGTCGTATTGCCAATGGTGGCAAGCTAAATTGGGGGCAGGAAAAAGATCCTGCTGTTAAAAAGGCTAGCGACAAGGCGCATAAGTTGCTTCAAAAGATTGAAGCGGCATATGAAAAAGAAGATACCGATATGATGATTCGACTTATTAAAATTAGAGACGCACTATGGACTTGAGATAACTAGTATATTATAAGGTTTTCCATGGAACACAAATATATACGGTTAGAACATTCAAACAATTCGCACGAAGATTGGTTTGTAGTCAATTGGTGCTTGGGCAATACCTGTAACTATAGTTGCTCGTATTGTCCTTCAGCACTGCACGATGGATCAAAGTATTGGCCTGATCCTAGCGTAATTAAAAATTTCATTGCTCGTGTAAAAGATCAATATTTTCATAAAAAAATATATTTTGAATTCACTGGTGGTGAAGTCACAATGTATAAACATTTTATTGAAATTTGTCAATTTTGTTCTGAGATGGGTGTCAAAGTTGGTTTAATCAGTAATGGATCACGCACACTAAGATACTGGGAAGAAAATAAACAATACTTTGATCATGTATGTCTTAGCTTTCATCCAGAGCATGCTGACGATAAACACTTTATTGACGTAGTTAAATTATTAAACAACGATGTACGCACTCACGTTAACATAATGATGAGTCCTGAAAAGTTTGATCATTGTTATGCTGTAGCAAATAAAATTAAAAATTTAGGCAATATTAGTATGGCCTTGCAGCCATTGATCCACGACTTTGGTGATACACTCTATGATTATAATGATTTTCAAAAGAGAATATTTGATAAGCAACACGAATTAATCAGTAAACATATTAAATTTACCAAGACATTTGATTATTACAGAGGTGCTATGCGTGTAGTATATCCTGACGGTACTAGCCAAGTATCAAGTGCGCATAGGTTCATTAGCGAAAAAATCAATGACTGGTCTGGCTGGAAATGCTATGCTGGTATTGAGCAATTGATTGTTGATATGGATGGTTCAATTTATCGAGGATGGTGTAAAGAGGGTGGTGCTGTTGGTAAAATAAACGACGTAGATTTAACTCTCCCAACTGAGCCAATAGTGTGTAGCAAAAATATGTGTCATTGTAATTTTGATATTATGAGTACTAAGGAAAAGTAATGAAAAAGAGATTTTGCATTTTAGGGTTACCGCGTAGTGGTAGTCAATTACTGGCCACACTGCTTGAAAGTTCAACTCGTAACATGGCAAACCTATACGAGCCATTTACTCATAATTTAGAAACTAGAGTAAAAATAAACGATGATAACACTCTTAACTATTACGATGATACTAGCTCAATTTCTATAGAAGAACGTGTTGAAAATGTGCTATTAGCATTAGAGAATGGTGACAAAAATCAATCACTTGTGGTAAGATTTTTTCCTTACAGTAATATCCCTAATCATAAAGAAATTATTAAAAGAATAGAAAAATGTAATATAGAATTTGTAGTGTTAAAAAGACAAGATATAGAAGCTCAAATACTAAGTTACGGACTAGCATTATCCACAGGTGTGTGGCACGAATTTACAGCATCTGACTTACCCGATGATTTAGAAATACATCACTTTGAAGAAATGGCTTGGTTATACGAACAAAATAAGAATTTTGATAATTGGTTGAAATCGCTAGATATAACTTACACTACTATACACTATGAAAATATAGTAGCAGAACTATTTGAATACATACAACGTCCAATATATCGCGGGAAAATAAATGATCAACTAAAAAAGAGAAAAACTGAACAGCTATGGGATAAAGTAGCTAACGCTGTAGAGCTTAAAAGTTTTATACAATCATTAAAAGATGACACTTATATTAGATAATCATGCCCTTACCATTACAACCAGAACATTTGAAAGATGCTAAACTTTTTGCTCACAGGCGTAACCTTATTGATAACCTAGTAGGATCTGGCATAAAATCTATTGCCGAGTTAGGTGTTGCTTATGGTGATTTTTCCGAATATATGATAGAAACATTGACACCTAAAATATTCGGAGCATATGATATATTTAAACTACATAATGCAAATGTTTCATTTAATGGAATACCTGCCATTGAAAAATTTAATGGGTCAACACACAGTGATTTTTATTACAATCGACTAAAAAATAAATTTGGTGACACCGTAGATTTGCAGATATTTGAAGGAGATAGTTCTACTAATTTACACAAATACAAAGGCACTTATGATTTGATCTATATAGACGGGGATCATTCATTAAAAGGTATTTGGAAAGATACCAAAGCTGCCCAAGCAAAGCTATCGCCCGGAGGAAAACTAATTTATAACGATTATATGATGTACGATCATAGAAATAAAGAAGATTACGGGACCGTAGAAGTAGTAAATTGGTTGTGTGTAAAAGAGGGTTGGAAGATAACTGGTATGGCATTACAAAACGAAATGTATTGTGATGTAATGTTAGAAAAAATTTAATGCTGAGGCTGGTTTAATTTACTGTGATTGTTTACATTTATTGCCCAATACTTTTTATCAAATACTCTGTTAACAATATTATTGTCAAATCCTATTTCTATTAAAGATTTTTGAATTTCAGAAATACAGTCATCAGATTGATCTCGTATAAAAAATCTATGAAATCCTATGATTTTAATGTTATTGTCAGTAAGGCACGATCTAAACATTTCTATTGTATAATTTCCCCAAAAAGTAAATGAAAAAGATTTAACAGATGTATTAAAATCAAAATTACTATAAAATCTATACAATATAAATTCACTTATTCCTGCTGGAATTGTAAGTCCATTGTGAACATAATCAAAAAGTAATTCTAGCTTAGGATGATTGTTTAGTATTTCTTTTACGATTGATGTTTTCATTCGAAAGGGAGTTGTTGGTTCCCAAAAATGTGTTGGTTTTTTACCAGTTATATTTTCTAATAATTCTATCCAATCGGGCCAGTATCGATATTGTTTCTGTCTCTCATCTATAAAAGCATTCCCCTCATGTTGAGGAGATTCAGATAACCTAGTTGGCTTGATGAAGAAATTTTTAGTATCCAATACCAAGTAGGAATCACTATCAATGCGATCAACAATTAATAATTTTAACATCTGCTGATCAATCCAATTTTTATGCCCGGGTGTTAGTAGATTTTCACTCAGTGTCTTCTTATAAGAGCGTGTATCAAAAAACCGCAACTGGCAAGGCCCGGTATAATACGGACTTAATGCATCGACCCATTCTTGTATTGGTTTACTAGAAGTTTGTATTACAACCCAGTGTGTGGATCTATCTAATAAAAATTTATCAATACTCTGTGCTTGCATCAACATCATGTCAAAGTCTCTGTCACAAGTAACTGTTACAATGTGATTCACTTTCTGTCTCCAAACAAAATATAGTCTTCCTTTGTGTAACCCTCCATAACTTCGCTTCCGCTAGTTGAATTTGGCTTACTATTTTTATTATCTAAGCCGCCACGGATAGGTACTACTGCCCAAGTACAAAAGTCTATAAAATTCGGAAGAGTTTTGAGTTCTTCTTCTAAACTTAATGTTTCTTCTCTATTATGTGGTGCCATCATGAATTTTATTTCCAGATGACCTAACCCACCGTTATTGGCTTTTTCGTCTGCAATAGCTTCTACTACACGAACGAACTTTGCACGATCATAAAATTCAAAATGTACACTTAAATTTAAATCACCATAGTGTATGATTTCTCTGTAGTAGTCCGGTAAACGACTTCCGTTACTATGCAAACTAACATGATGTCCCATGGCGTTTAGATAACGCAACCAGTCTAAGAAATCTTTATTAACCGTTGGCTCGCCGCCGCTAATGATAAAGTTAGCTGCTTCACCTTTGGTGAATTTCTCTTCTATCAGTGCTGTAGCTTTCATTAGTTCTTCTAGCGATTTGTGCGGATCGGTATTATTGTGTATCCACGGCCAGCAATAACTACAATCATAATTGCAACGACGACCTATTTCCCAATAAACTTGTTTTTGATTACTTGCATGAGTTCTTTCCATAGCAACAAAATCAGTTAGGGTATCATCACGTAGCTCAATTTCAGTTTCTAACCCAGCACCTCTACGAAGTAATGGTTTAAATTCAATTTTATTAACTTTTGGAATAAAGAGGTCGGCGCCGCAACTACAAACATTACGTTTGCAATCAATCCAATCATCGGGCACACGAAAGTCTTCAAATACATTTCCTAATTTGCCGCCTACACGACAACTGGCTGTCCAAACGTATCCATCCATATCAACATATAGACTGTCAACGCCTGCGCCACATTTCCAATTTGGTAAGAAGTTTAGCTTGTCCCCAACCAATTCATCAGTACTCCAATCACGCCATGCACCATTTTCTGCATAAGTTCTAATTGGTTTTCCAGGTGTAAAGTCCATAATTTTCCTTGTGACATATTTATAGGGTTGCATATTTCTTAAAAAAATTATTGACTTTTCTTATTTGAATATATAACATACTTAAACAGGATCATTGAATGTATAATTTAGGTTATCTTTTTAAACCGTCAGAAAAAACAGCAATAATAACCGATAGAGAGTATAGCTATACTGAGCTCGACAACTTAGCCAACGGCTTTACTGTAGGACTTTCTGGGTATAAACGTGTTGGAATACTAGCAAATAATTCTATTAATTTTGTGGCGGCCTATTTAGGTATACTACGGGCAGGTGCAACTGCAGTTTTAATCAGCACTAAACTACCTCAAACAGTTCGTGAGTACATTATAAAAGATAGTCAATGTGAACTCGTACTAACAGAAGACAACTTTTTTAATTTTTTTAAAATAGGTACCCCAGATAAAATTAGCATGGATGAAAATTCTCCTGCTATTATACTTTACACATCTGGCTCTACAAAAATGCCAAAGGGCGTAGTAATACCTCATAAACGTCTATGGACTATAAGTCAAAAAGCTAAGGATCCATTAATGCCTAAAAAACGTATGCTAATAGCAGCTCCTTGCTATCACATGAATGGGTTATCTAATCTAGAAGTAGGACTAGCTGGCAATGCTACAATAATACTAATGAGTCAATTTGAAGCTAAATCTGCTGTAGAAGTTATTAAACAACACAAGGTCAATTTTATAACTTCAGTTCCTACTATGATTGCTTTGTTATTACAAGAAGACGTTTCTAAACTTACGACCATTAGACATATTGCCATGGCTAGTGCTCCAGTTAGCAAAACTTTATATAGTTTTATTAAACAAAAATTTCCTAGTATATCCATATCAATAGCATATGGTAGTACAGAAGCAGGTCCTGGGTTGTTTAGTAAACATCCGTGGTTACCCACTCCTGAAATGAGTGTAGGGTATCCGGCTACAGGAATAGATTATAGACTAGACAATGGAATATTAGAAATCAAAAGTCCGTCTATGATGACTAGTTATAGTAATGGGGACACTAGATTTACAAAAGATGGATATTTTATCACTAATGATATATTTGAAACAGATGCCGCAGGTTTTTATTATTTTGTGGGACGTGCCGATGATATGTTTGTCAGCGGTGGCAATAACATATATCCTAGGAAGATTGAAACTATATTAGAAACACACCCTTGTATAGTAGAGTCGGCGGTTATTCCTTTAGAGGACGATATAAAAGGTGTTAAACCTTATGCATTTGTAACTATTAAAAATAATACAACAGAAGATGAAATCAAAACACATATTTTGAAAACATTGTCTTACAATGAATGTCCGCGTAAAATTTGGATTTTAGATTCTATGCCTCTTACTGGCGTTAATAAGATTGATAAAAATAAACTGATCGAACAAGCGCGGATATATACATTGTGAATAAAAATATTAATTTAACGGACTTGTAATATGTTCCAACGATTGAATAATCTCCAAGGTCAAGTTGCTGTCATAACAGGCGGATGCGGACAAGTGGGTTATGCTACCGCCCAACGATTGTCACAGCAAGGAGCCACAGTAGTAGCACTGGTTCGAAAAGATATAGATAGTGCCATGCAAAAAATGCAAGCACTATCTGGCACAGCAATTTTAGCAGATATTACCAATTCAGCTGATTTGACATTGGCGGCTGCAATGATCAAAAAACAGTTTGGTCGTTGTGATATTTTAGTTAACAGTGCAAGCATTACAAAAAATGTGTTGCCTTCAAATTTGGATGCGCTCACAGATGAAATATTTGATAGTATTGTAACAACTAACCTGCGTGGAGTATTTGCTACAATACGTGCATTTGCTCCTATGCTTAAAGAAACCAAAGATGGATTAATAGTTAATATTTCCAGTACCAGTGCTGAAGGTGCAAGTAATAGCAATATAGCATACGGTTGTAGCAAAGCTGGAATCAATCAACTGACTAAAACTTTGGCAAAAGCACTTGCTCCTGAAATTCGTATTGTAGCGGTGTCTCCCGGTTTTATGGTAGAGCCAACTAGTGGTGCTGTTAAAGGTCCAGGTGTTAACGAAAAGATGGCAGAATCCAGTCCGTTAAAGCGTATTGGGTATGCAGATGATATTGCTAGTACTATTGAAGCGTGTTGTACACACATACGATTTGCCACAGGCAGTATATTTTTAGTGGACGGTGGAAGAACTGTATGAAAACTATTATCACTTGTGCCATCACCGGTGCTGTTACTAATAGAGAACAAACTCCCTATCTGCCAGTAACACCTGAAGAGATTGCTATAAGTGCATTAGAGGCTGCAGAAGCGGGAGCAGCCATTGTACATATCCATGTACGTAATCCAGAAACAACTCGGCCTAGTATGGATGTAGATTTATACCGAGATACTGTTGATAGAATTAAAAAACATAATACCAATGTGTTGATTAATTTAACAACAGGTCCTGGAGCATTGTATATTCCAAGCAAAGATAACTTATCACACGGAGCACCGGGGACGGTATTGCTTCATGCTATTGACAGAGTTAAGCATATTGAATTAATTAAACCTGACTTGTGCAGCATAGATTTTAATACTATGCATCAAGCCGAAAATGGTATACGTATTAATCATAAGTTAATAACTAGGAGGATGGTAGATCTTGTACAGCAGGCAGGAACAAAGTGTGAATTAGAAATTTTTGATAGCGGAGATTTTCGTATAGCACAGGAATTTGTGGCAGACGGAACAATCAAAGGAACTCCATTTTGGCAATTTGCTATGGGTATCAAATATGGATGGAATGCAACTCCTAATGCACTGATGTATGCTTACAATGAACTACCAAAAGGAAGTGTATGGAGCGCATTTGGTATAGGTAAACAAGAAATGCCAATGGTAGCCCAAACTATGATATTAGGCGGGCATGTACGTGTTGGTATGGAAGATAATATCTATACTAGTAAAGGTGTTTTGGCAAAGACTAACGCCGAATTAGTTAAAATGGCTGCAGATATTATAAAGCTATTGGGTGGTAACGTAGCATCGTCCAGTGAGGCAAGGGAAATATTATTTTGAAAAGGTTGACATTTGTTTTGTTTGAGTATATAATATGTGTATTGTTTAACAAAGCAGGAGCAAAAAATGGCTAAAGTAGCAACCAAAACCCGTGTAACTAAAAAACAAGTTACAGCACATCGCACCAAAGCGGCTAAAGATTATAGTCCCGTATGGGATAATGTAGAGTCCATGGATGCTAACCAATTTTTGCGCCATTGGCATGGTGCTATGGAATATTACCGTTTGGAATTTAGCGGCAAAGATTTGAAGCCAGCTATTATCAAATGGATGACTAATGTTGGTTGTACAAAAGAAGACATTGCTGCCTTTAAGAAAACTAAAGATAATCGATGCAATGTCACAATGGGTGCTATTGCTAGTTGTTTGAATCGCGGCATGCCTGCCGTTCGTGAAGATTTTAATGATGGTCGAGATACAAGTGCTTGGTTGCGTAAAGCAATTGTCGAAGTAATTGAAGCAGGCAAAAACGACAAGGAAGATGAAGTTGTCGATACTAAACCTGTAGTAGCACAGCCTACCATTCAAGAACGTGTGCGTGAAGCATCGTATCGCATGACCGAAGAAATTGAAGATGCCATTGAAAATTTCCAAACAGATCCTGAGAATTTTGATCCTAAAGCATTTAAAATGCTCAACTTGCTAAAAGGCAAAGAAGTTAAGGCTGCGCATGCTCGAATTATTAAAGAGTTGTATGCACGAGATTTGGCAGAACTTGAGGAACTTGCTAGCGGTAAAGGCGATGAACAATTGAAGGAAGCATATAGTCATCGTACTAAAAAGCAAATCCGCAATCTGATTGCATTTTATCAAGAAATTGCGAGTGCGTGTGATATGTTGGCACAAGAAGCCAAAGTTAATCGTGCTCCTCGTGCTAAGAAATCAGTGCCCGTTGAAAAGCTGGTTGCTAAACTCAAGTTTATGAAGTCTAACGAACCTCTAAAACTTGTAAGTATTAATCCAAAGGATATTATTGGGTCTGGCGAACTTTGGGTGTTTAACACTAAATCTCGTAAGTTGGGCAAGTATGTGGCTGCAGAGTTTAATACATTAAGTGTTAAAGGTACTACAATTACGGGCTTTGATGAGTTTAAGAGTGTACAAAAGACTGTGCGTAAACCTGAAGAAAAACTCAAAGAGTTTAAGTCTGCAGGTAAGATTGCTCTGCGCAAATTCCTAGAAGAGATCAATGCTACAGACACTAAAATGAACGGACGCATTAACGAAGATACTATTCTTCTTAAAGTTCAGTAATCTAAGGCAAAACATGGATAAATACTCGAAAGAGAGTGTTTATCCATGGCCCAAATATTTCATATTGAAGACAATACCGTTTTTATTAGTAGTCTAACACTGAGTGCGACTCAAGGGTTAGTAACACATACCGGCAATTACAGTATTACCGGCAATGTTAGCATAGCAAATGATGCAACTATTGGTGGTACCCTTAATGTAGGAACACTTAAAGTTAAGAATTTAATTGCAGATAATAATTCCACAGACTTAGGTAGTTGGGTTTCTACCGTAGATTCTGAATTAAATGGCAAAGGTTTTAGTTGGTCTCATGCAACAGGGCAAACTCAGCTAATATATAGATCTGGTGGAAGATTATGGGCCAATGCCAATTTAGATATTGGCTCTTCTAACACCTACAATATTGATAATATTCCAGTGATTAGTGCAACAGCACTAGGCGGAACTATTACAAAGAGTAATTTAACTAGTCTTGGAACACTGAATAAACTGTCAGTCGCTGGAGATACTACTCTAGGCGATTTTATGTTTGTTAATAGTACATTTAATCGACTAGGTATAGGCACAGAAGAACCAAACTTTACAATTGATATATTAGACAATAATGTTAACATTGTTATTGGTAGTCCTAATAACGGAATAGCACACTTTGGAACAAACAGTAGCGACGATATTGCTATCATTTCTGACGGACTAGAGCGTATTACTGTTACAAAAGGTGGCGAAGTTAATATAGGCAACCCAGCGAACGGAGGCGCGGTATTAAACGTCTATGGAACGTTAAACGCCACTAGTGTAGTTACTGATAGCAGAATTGATCGTACACATGCATTGCAATTCTTAGCAACAAAGGATAATAGCATATATGGTCTTGGTTTAGTTTGGGCAGGAGCGGGTGCGCCAAGACAGCTAATAATGTCTAATTCTCCAGATAGATTACATTCTACAGAAAGTTTTGATATAGCCGCAGGTAAATTTTATTATATCGATTCAAGACCTGTCTTAAGTTCAACAGCCTTGGGCGCCGGAGTTACAACTAGTAGTTTAACTACACTGGGAACATTGAAAACATTGTCAGTAGACGGCACAACTACATTAAATGATTTAACAGCAAATCAAATAACCATCGGTGAAGGAATCAAATTAGTTCAAAATGGTATCAATTCTGAAAATCAAATTAAATTAACTAGTCAAAATAGTGAAGTGCTTTACGGCGATATCAACGAAATCAATATTGGTGATAAACTTATACAAGCTAAACCAGTTAAAGTTTTCGGACCTTTGAGCATTAACATTAATAATCCAGATCCTACATTACAATTTAGTGTTAACGGAGATGTTAGTTTAGGAGGGCGTAGATTTACATCAGGAAAAACTGCTCCAACATCTGGCATATTCAATGCTGGAGATATGTGTTGGAATTCTGAGCCAAAAGCAAGTAGCTACATTGGTTGGGTTTGCATAACTCCTGGAACTCCTGGTCAATGGCTAGGCTTTGGAATGATTTCTAATCAATAAACTTGACCTTGTAATCATAAACCTATATAATTAGTATATGCGGCCTTAGGCATTCATCCCGCAATATAAATTCTGCATGTCATTGTTAACAAGGAGACATAACAATGGCAACACTACAACCGGTAGTATACAAGTATCAAAGCACAAAAGAATATGTGGACGCATTTCCGTGTGCTTACAGACAATGGCGAAGCGATAGTCACTGTAACCTAATTCATGGCTACAGTTTTTCAATGAAGTTCTATTTTGGTACCAATGATTTAGACGTTCGTAATTGGGCGGCTGATTATGGTGGGCTGAAAGAACTCAAAAAGATTTTAGAAGATCAATTTGATCACACTCTTATTGTAGCAGAAGATGATCCAGAAATGGAAACATACAAGTTGCTACAAGAAAAGAAAATGGCAAAAGTAGTAGTACTACCACGTTTAGGCTGTGAAGGCCTTAGTGATATGCTCTACAAGTATGTCAATGGAGTTTATATTCCAGAGATGTGGGGCCCGGGCGAGGCAGCACGTTTGTGGTGCTATCGTGTAGAAGTTCGCGAGACACAGGCTAATATGGCTTTTAGAGAAGGGCATCGTGAGTGGAATGAGGATCTTCTTTCATAATTTTTGGCGTAGTTGGGCCAAAGCATTAGGTGAAAAAGCAGGCAGTTCGGACGCAGAAGCGGATCGAATTGCTTGCATTCGTACTGTAATTGTGTTATCATACATACTTACAAACATTTTTATAATCTCAGGCGTCATAAGGCATTGGTAATGAAACGTATAGGCTTTGCATGTAAATGGATCGACACTCCTGAACAAGTCAACGGTATTAAAGCAACCGACGATGCTAAACAATACAACACCGGTACAACTACCATAAGTTGGTTAAATAGACAGTCGAAGGACGTTGCAGAGCAAAAGCTCTGGGATCTAATGGTCCAGAATCTGGCGGCTACAAAAAAACTTGTAGACCGTGTAGGAGAACTTAATGAAAATCTTAGGATGGTTCGTCTTAGTAGCGACATTCTTCCTGCTTATACCGAGCCAACATGGAGTTATTTTTGGCAACGACCCGATGTGGTTCAATATCTTGAACGCAATTTTATCCTTATTGGTGATAGTGCTCGTGCAAGCAATACCCGTCTTAGTATGCATCCTGGTCAGTTTGTTGTTCTGGCTAGCATTAACGAAGGCATTGTCGGACGAAGCATAGATGAATTTGAATATCACACAGATATGGCCCGCTATATGGGTTTTGGAAAATCGTTCCAAGACTTTAAAATTAATGTCCACATTTCAGGCAAGCAAGGCCCTGAAGGCATACGCAGAGCATATGCCCGGCTCAGTCCAGAAGCAAGAAATTGCATTACAATTGAAAACGAAGAAAACGCATGGGGACTAAATGACTGTCTTGATATTAGCGATATCGTTCCTATTGTGCTCGATATTCACCATCATTGGATTCGCGAAGGGGAGTATATCTCTTCGACAGACGATCGTGTTAAGCGTGTCGTGGATAGTTGGCGTGGTCTCCGCCCTACACTTCATTATTCTGTATCTCGTGAAGATTATCTCGTCAATCATGACACTAATCTAGCACCTGATCACGCACAGTTACTTGTAGATGGCTACAAGAAACAAAAACTAAGGGCACACAGTGACTTTTATTGGAATCACAAAACTAACGAATGGGCAATAACTTTTCTAAACCAGTTCGACATAATGTGCGAGAGCAAGGGAAAAAATCTCGCCAGCATGGAACTGTACAATCAAGCCAAAAGCTATCTCGAGAACAACTAATACACAGGTTGGAAACTCTTAGGGAAGAGCTAGAAGAAAATCCTAACCTCGACGAAAAACGAAGGGTTAGGATTCAAGAAGATATGGCTAACTATTCTAGCCAATTATCTAAGTTTTAATTACTCTGCTTTAGGCTTTTTAGGCGCACGTGGCTTCTTAGCCGCAGGTGCTTTTTTAGCTGCTGGTGTCTTTTTGGCTTTAACTGGCTTTTCAGCTGGAGCTTCGACTGCACCGGCACCTTCTACAGCTAGAGTAACTGGAGCAACTTGCGTTGGAGCAGCAACAGAAGCCTCAGTACCTGCTGGCACAACTGTTAAAACTGATTCATTGGCAGATTCAGTTTTATAAGGTGCTTCAACAGCAACTTCTTTTGGTTTTCCTACGAAAAACTCTTTGATTTTTTTGAACATAATATGTTCCTCCTTGTGGATTATTTATACTGATAAATATCATTATGTACAACTTTATTCGTTATGTTAGTTTAAATGAAGGCCATGCTCCTAAGACACTAGAGCAAGCAATTCTTCCCTACAAAAAGGACGAATTGGAGCCTGCTATATCCGAAGATACTATGAAATATCATTATGGAAAACTGTACAAGGGCTATGTTGACCGTTTTAACAACGGCGAAGGCGATGCAGACTTCAATGAAGCGGGTGCGTTTTTACACCATATTTTGTTCACACAATACCAAGCACCACAGGCATCCAATCAACCCACAAATATTGCTGAAAATTTTATCAACAAATATTTTAAAAGTTTTGATAAATTCAAGGATGATTTCCAAAAAGAAGCAATGAAAATACAAGGTAGCGGTTGGATATATTTGGCAAGTGATGGTACTATCAAAACAATTAAAAATCATCAAATAAAACTAGATATTGTATTGTTAATTGATTGGTGGGAACATGCCTGGGCATTAGATTACCAGGCTGATAAAAAAAGCTACCTAAATAACCAATGGAAAATTATCAACTGGAATATTGTCAGCTCTAGAGTTGGTCTACGGTCTTAAGGCTACTGGCAGGAATACTCCATACATTCCTACTTTCAACGCCTTTACTTTGTGCAAATTTTTTAATATCGCATTTGCTGCATACATGGTAAACATTATTTGTTAATCGATTAGGATCCATAGATCCTTTATCTCGGTTAAACACTTCTCCGCAACAATCACACTGAAGTACCAATACAGTCTTATTACGACTATAAGTGTGATGTTTACCACGTTTACTAGTTCTCACGTGTTGTGTTTGACGAAATTCAGTGCCTATGAACATCATGTATTTACATTAAGATTATAAAAATCTTTTGATAAATACTCTATCGAGGGCAATCATGATCACTATTTCCAATTCAGCCAAGCTAAAAATACTAGATCTTTTAGCAGAAGAAAACAATCCCAATTTATTTTTACGTACATTTGTCCAAGGCGGCGGGTGTAGTGGATTTAGTTACGGATTCACTTTTGACGAAATAGTAAATGAAGACGATTTTGAAATTCCGCTAACAGGCAGTTTTAAAGTACTTGTAGATGCAATGAGCATGCAATACCTCACAGGTGCAGAAATAGACTATAAAGAAGAATTAATGGGTAGCACATTCAGCATAAAGAATCCTAACGCAACTACAACTTGCGGATGTGGTTCTAGCTTTGGAGTTTAAATAAATGACACAAAATATTATTAATGTAGGTATTCAAGGTAACGACGGTACGGGCGATAGTATCCGCGAAAGTTTTACCAAAATTAATCAAAACTTCACAGAGCTATATGCTGTGTTTGGTGCCGGTGGACAAATTAAATTTGGTAACTTAGCTGACGCTCCTGGAACTAAAACATACCCTATAACAAACATTAGCGGAAACAATACAAAAGTTACGATTGTATTCAGTAATACAGATACATCATTAAGTCCGTTCACAGTGGGACAAAACATTATTATTAAAAATGTTGTTCCAAGTATATACAATGGAACATATGCTGTTACTGATGCTACTCCAACATCAGTAAAATTTTTAAGTTCAGCAAACACTAATACTATTACACTTGGTACAGTTTCCAGTACAGCATATAATGCCAACCAAGTTATTATGGCAAACAGTACAGGAACTGGACTTACAGCCAGAACTCTTGTAGGAACTGGAAATCTTACTATTGATGCCTCTAATAATAGTCAACTAACTCTTGGAATCAACAGTGACGGATTCTTATCTGCAACTAGTCCAGTTTTAAAACAAAGCATTAATGGTAAGGGTAATTTTTCTCTTGGAAATCTTGCTGATCCGACAGATTCACTTGTAGATAATTTTAACACTTACTACGGACAACAAGGATTTGCTCCAGTATCTAAAGACTCATTTGCAGTAACTGTTGGCTATGCAAATGCACATTATCTGCAATTAACAGATTCAGGTACATTATCTGGTCCTCTTAAAGTAAGAGATGAACCGCTAGTACCACAAATTAACGATGTTGACTACGATCCTACATTATCAGGTAACTATGTAGGCACTGAAGCAATTCAAAGAAAACATGCTGTTCGCCGAGATGGCGACACTATGACAGGTGCTTTAACTCTAAGCGATCACCCAAGTCCATTATCTGGTAAGGGCATACTAACTAGTTCTTCTGATTTACAAGCAGCTACCAAAGGATATGTAGACAATAATACATATTTTAGCGGAGTTAACTTATATGTTAGCGCCACAAAAGGTGATGATTTACAAAGTAATACGCCAGTAGGTAGAGAAGGTCGTGCTTGGCAATATGCTTATAAGACTGTTAGTGCCGCAGCATTACAAGCTGAAAATTTAATTAATCTTGCCAGTAATGAACCTGGTCCTTATCGCCAAACTATCGCTTATACTATTGGGCCGACACAATATCAAAGTACAGTAATCAATAACACAACAGAAACACTTCCTTGGTTAGTTGGGCTTACTCCTGGTGACGGAGTAGATGTAGGTATTACTGATACCGCATACCTATTAGAGAAAAATAAATCATTCATTCAGAAAGAAACAATTGCATATTTGAATAGAAAATATGTTAATGAATTTACACTGGATGTAACACAATGGTCTAATATTATAGAAAATATAATAACAGGTGTTGGATACGATTTAGTTTTTACAAATTCTACTGGTATATTAACAAACTATAATAGTGTAACACAGACTAGTTTACTTTTTAACGAAAAAAATGTTGGTCTTGTAGACAATTATTATATTCAACTAGTAGATGCGATTAATTTCATTAAAACTCAAGCACAAGACTTTTCTTATAATGTTCCTGCTGCCAGCAATTACATTGACCAAGTTATTGATGCAATATGCTATGATTTAATATTTGGTTCAAATTTTCAAAGTATACAAGTAGGATTACTTTTCAACGACGGTGCAAATACTGATTTAAGTGCTACCGAAATTACCGGAGCCTTGATTAATTTATCAAATATAATTACACAGACTGCAAGTTGGAATAACGGTGTTACTCGTTCCCCTAGTAGCATTACTGTTATTAAAAATTTAATAACAACGATTAATTCAATTATTTTATCTGGAAAAATTCCAGATCCTGTATTTCCTGACTTATTAGTTACTGCTACTGGACAAACAAGTGCCAAGTATTTGTTAATCAGTAATATACCATTTTTACAAGCAGAACTAGTTTCATTTATTACAGCGAATTTCCCCAAAGTTG